CACTCGGGTACCAGCATGGAGACCATGAAGGCGAGCATGAAGACGCTGGCCAACGCGGCCGAGAGCGGAAACGACGCCTTCGCGCTGCTGGGGATCACCGAAGAGGACCTTGCGACGCTCAATCAGCAGGAACTCTTTGAGCGGACCATCGCAGGCCTGCAGAACATGGAAGACGGGACGCAGCGCACCTATGTGGCCGGGCAGCTGCTCGGCAGAGGCGCGACGGAACTCGGCGCCCTGCTGAACACCTCGGCAGAGGACACACAGGCCATGCGCGACCGGGTGCACGAGCTCGGCGGCGTCATGTCAGACGAAGCGGTCAAGGCGGCCGCGGCATATCAGGACAGCCTGCAGGACATGCAGACGGCGTTTCAGGGACTGTCCAGAGGATTAACATCAGTATTTCTGCCCGGAATCAAGACGACGATGGACGGCCTCGCGGAGCTGTTCACCGGCAACAATGAGGCCGGGCTTGGTCTTATATCTCAGGGGATTGACAACCTGCTCGGGAGCCTGACGGAACAGCTGCCGAGATTTATGGAAATCGGACTCGGCATCGTCGAATCGCTGGCGACGGCGCTGATTGACAACCTGCCGAAGCTGGCGGAGACGGCAATCCCGATCATCACGGAGCTTGCGAAGCACCTGATTCAGAACCTGCCGAAGATCATTGAGGCGGGCACGGAGATCCTCTTCGCGCTGATTGACGGCATCATCGACGCGCTGCCGGAACTGATCCCGGCGGTGGTGGAAGTGACGCTGACCATCGTGGAGAAGCTCACGGAGCCGGACACACTGATGAAGCTCATCGACGCGGCGTTCCAGATCATCGGAGCGGTGGCGGAAGGCCTCATCAAGGCGCTGCCGACGCTGATTGAGAAGGTGCCGACGATCATGGGGAACCTGCTGGAGGCGATCCTGAAGTTCCTGCCGCAGCTGCTGGAGAGCGGAACCAAGCTGGTCGTAGAGATGGCAAAGGGCCTGCTGCAGGGCATCGGCGACGTCGTGAAGGCAATCGGGGACGTGCTCGGGAAGATTAAGGACGCGATCCACGAGAAGATTGAGCAGGCAAAGCAGTGGGGCGCGGATCTGATCCAGAATTTCGTCGGCGGCATCACGTCCAGAATGAGCGGTCTGATGGGCACGGTGCGGAGCATCGGCCAGGGCATCAAGAACATGCTCGGATTCTCCGAGCCGAAGGAAGGCCCGCTGAGCGACTTCCACACATACGCACCGGATATGATGCAGCTGTTCGCAAAGGGGATCCGGGACAACGAGCATCTGATCACCGATCAGATTCAGAGGAGCTTCAGCCTCGGCCCGACCTTCGCGGCAGCGGCGGCACCGGCCGCAGCGGGCACGAGCACGAACACCTACAACATCACGGTCAACGGTATTGAGGAACTCGAAGAGCTCCTGCAGTGGTATCAGAGCCGGCAGGTGAGAGCGAGGATGGCGTGATATGGCAAATGCAACTGTGAATCTGCCTGTTACAAAGGCAAATTATTTAAAGGAATCTGAACCGTATACAGTTATAAAAGCGAATTCCAGCACGGAATATTATGTTGATTATGAACCGAATTCAACGAATGAACGGAAAATGTTGTTTGGTATTTCTTCAATGCCTACAAATCTGAGACACAATGTTTTAGTCGGGTGTTCCTTCACGCTGGGATTGAAGAATACATATTCAGGCGAGTCATATGTGGTTGTTCAGATTGTTCCAGATTTCGATGAAGACACAGCTAATTACAATAACGCAGGCACGAGTGGAACATCATTCGCTACTATGCGTATTAGTGCTGGGGCTACATCAATCAGAAATATAACATCTGAAACGCAGACTGCTTATAAAGCAAAACAGGTAACAGAAAGAAAAGCACTAAGGGTACAATGCGGAGATGTCCTGAGAAATAATGTAAGCACAAAAACAGTTTTGGCTAATGGAACGACAAAACCGTATGTAACTATTGTATATGACGACGCTACGAAGATAAAGAGCAAGGTACAATATGAGTATTCTCAGCTTTCCGATAAAATAAGTATTGCGGAAGAAAAAACATTAACGTGGGAGCTGGTGAAAGATACTTCCGCTGTTTCAGGATATTGTGCAGATGAAACATGGGATCAGGCGTCGGCTGTATTCAAATACAGAATACAAGGCGGAAGCGCCTGGCAGACAATAACGGTTTCCGGTAATACAAAGTCAGTAACCATACCTGCATATACATTTCTGACGGGCGCTTCCTACGAGTATCAAATTGACGTTACAGATGAGGATGGGACGACATCCTCCACGTCAGTCTATACGTTCGCAACCGCCACAACGAAGGTTACACCGTCAAATGCTCCGACGTCCGGTTACGCGAATCCGAGAAACCCGATCTCTTTTGGATGGACATATCAAAGCGCAGCAGGCGGAACTGTATCACCTGGGGCAACTACACTGTATTGGCGCGTATCCGGAGCAGAAACATGGACAGCCGTACAGGCGGCAGCCGGCGCAAACAGTCTGACAATTCCGGCAAACACGTTCCCGGCAGCAAGCACAATCCAGTGGTATCTCAGCGGGACGGATTCAACCGGGTATGCGTCGCAGACTTCTGTTTACAGCTTCAGCACGGCAGCCGGGGCTGTCACGGCAACAGCAGTATCTCCGTCGAATACCGTGCAAAGCAATAACCAGGCTATCACATTCAACTGGAACTTCTCCAGCTCGGACGGATTCGCACCGAGCCGGTACAAGTTCCTGTGGAAGCAGGCCACGGACACAGAATACACGACGCTGCTGGATGAAACGACCATCGTGACAGAATACACCTTCCAAGCGTACACCTTCCCGGCCGGCGAAATCCAGTGGATGATTATCCCGTACAACATCGACGGTGTGGAAGGCACGGGACAGGCAACAACGTTTATCTGCTACGGGGCGCCGGAAGCTCCGGTCGTATATGTGGAGAACACACCATTCACGACGGTAAGATGGCAGGCAAACGACCAGCAGGCCTATCAGATCAGAGTCGATGATACCGTATACGGCCCGTACTTCGGAACGGAGAAGACCTTCGAGCTTCCGGACAAGCTGGAAGACGGAGAACACAGCATCAGCGTGTCAATAGTCGGAACCTACGGGCTGTGGAGCGACTGGGGAACGTCGGTCATCAATGTGCAAAATGCGCCGGGCGAGGAAATCGTCCTGACCGGAGTGAGCGGCATTGACAATATGCTCAGCTGGGAAACGGAAGAAGCAACCGCGGACTTCCTCATCTTCCGGGACGGCGTGCAGATCGGGCACACCGCCAGAACGACATTCGAGGACCGGTACGCGTCGGGAGAACACAGCTATCAGGTGCTGAACCGTCTAACGGACGGAAACTACAGCGAGAGCAACACGGTGACACTGGAGACCACCGCGGCAGGAACATATATCACAGAGCGGGTCGGAGGCGAGTGGCTGGAGATCAAATACTCCAAGATGGACATGCGGGATCCGGACTACGAAGAAACGGCGGACGGCACGTTCTACCATCTGGCAGGCAACACATATCCTTCCGGAAGCCTGAGCGGGTTCAGAGAGAGCAAGGTCAATTTCTCCGCCCTGTTTCTCGCGGAGCAGGAGACGGACCGAAAACGCTTCGAGAGCCTGCTGGGGAAAGAAGTAATCCTGAAATTCCGGGACGGAACAGTATTCACGACGGTGCTGAACAACTGGAAGAAGGAACTCAAAAAGCTCAGCTGGACAGCGTACAGCTTTACGCTGCAGCGCATCGAAACGGAGGATTATGTCGATGATACGACATGAGGAAATACGGTTCCGGATGATGCGTAACGGCATCGAATACGGCGAACTCTACGCCAGGGGAACACCGACGCTCCGGATGCAGAGCAGCGGAGAAATCAAGATGTCACTGCAGGGAACGTTCCTGCCGGATGCGATAGATTCGCGCGGCAACAAGGTGGAAATCGATTGGCTGGCGGATGAAATCAAGCCGGTGCTCATCCTGGACGGCAATATAAACCCTCTCGGCGTCCTGATGCCTTCAACGGTCACACCGAAGGAAGAGCGGGGTGAGGAAACCGTCGAGATCCAGGCCTATGACCGATGCTGGAGGGTGCGGGACTACAAAATGGAGGGCGCCCTGTATCTGACCGCGGGAACGGCATACCTGGACGCCGTGGAGCAGCTGCTTACGGCGTCCGGAATCGCGACTATCATCAAAACACCGTCGGAAGCAACTATCACGGAAGACCGGCAGGACTGGGAGACCGGGACGAGTTACCTGACGGTGGTAAACGACCTGCTGGCTGAGATCAACTATAAGCCGTTATGGTTCAACGCTGCGGGATTCGCGATTCTGGAGCCGGCAAGCACACCGACGGCGGAGAATATTCAGCACATCTTCACAAACACGAAACCGGATCCGCGGAACCGAAAAGAAGTGGAGGCGGTCAGACTGCTGCCGCAGATCAGCAGGAAGACGGATATTTACGAAGCACCGAATGTCTTCCTGTGCATCTGCTCCAACGCGGACAAAGACGCCGGAATGAAGGCAACGGCGGAGAACAACAACCCGCAGTCGCCTTTATCCACGATGCGACGGGGAAGGCGAATTGTGAAGGAAGTCAGAGTCAACAACATTGAGTCGCAGACAGAACTGCAGGCCTACGCGGACAGACTGCTATATGAGAGCATGAGGACAGGCGAGGTCATCAATGCCGAGACGATGCTGCAGAGCGGATTCGGCGTGGACGACGTGACGGCGATCAAGTACGGGGAAACGCTCGGAATCTGCGTGGAGGAAGCATGGACGATGCAGCTGACGCCGGGCGGCACGATGTCGCACGAGCTCAAGAAGGTGGTGATCAATCTTGGATGAGGAAATCATGCAGGAAGATAAGAACACGGCAGAATTCTACCTCGGGACGGTAAAAGCCTGGAGCAACGCGGCCGGCGTGCAGATCCAGCTTGACGGCCAGGACAACCCAATGACAAAGCGGTTCAAAATGATGCTGATGTGCAGGCCACTGAAGGTAAACGCGAGGGTGGTAGTCATGAAGCACTCCGGGACCTATATTGTGCTGGGGGAGATCTCAAACCCGAACAGCCACAGAGACATAACGACGCTGGCGACCGACGCGACTCTGGCAACCACGGTGGAAAAAGTGAACGAAATTATATCCTGGATGAAAACCCAGGGAATGGTATGGTGAGGTGAGGGGAACATGGTTTACAACAAAGTATACGCGCAGATCGGCGAAGAGCGGCACATTACGCTCGACCCGATCAACTATCAGTACGATGTCAAGCAGATCCTCGTTCTGACGGGCGAGACCGTGCCGGACTACTACGAGGCGGACGTCTGCAACGTCGGCGACACGGCGACGCTCACGATGGTCGGCACCGAGGCAGACGGTGTGGAGATTCCGGACAAGTTCCTGCTGGACGGGCGGAACGTGCTGGTATACGTCGTGATTCCGGGGAACGGCGGCGACGTGCAGACGCGCTACGACATCACGATTCCGGTGGATGAGCGGGCAGAGCGGGAAGACATCGACCCGTCAGAGGCAGAGCAGCAGCAGATTGACAGCCTGATCAACGCGCTGAATTCCGGCGTCGGGAGAGCGGAGACGGCAGCAACGGCAGCGGAGGAATCCGCGACGGACGCCGAGGGATCCGCCGGCGAGGCGGAAGACCAGGCGGAAAACGCGGAGGCCTGGGCGGTCGGCCAGCGTGCCGGCGAGGACGTTCCGGACACGGATCCGACCTATCACAACAACTCGAAATACTACGCCGGCATGGCCGAAGCGGCAGCCGAGGAAGCCGGGCAGCACGAGGCCAGCTGGGAGACCTGGGTGCAGCGTGCGGAGAGTGCGGCAGATGACGCGGAAGGATCCGCCAGGGCTGCAGCCGGGTCGAAGACTGACGCGGAAGCGTCGGCCCAGACGGCGACGCAGCAGGCCACAGCCGCAGGAAACAGCGCGACCGCCGCAGCCGGTTCGGCGGCAGAGGCGCGGCAGACGGTCGACGGCGGCGTCGGGGCGATCAATACCGCCAGGGACGGCGCGCTGAGCGCGATCGGGCAGGCAGGCACGACACAGGTCAACGCGGTGAACCAGGCGGGCGCGTCTCAGGTCACGGCGGTCAATCAGGCAGGGACCACGCAGGCGCAGGCGGTGGAGGATAAGGGGGCGGAAGTCCTCGACTCTATCCCCCAGGATTACTCCGAATTGGTGGACGACGTCGCTGATTTAACTCGCCAATTAAATCACTTCGACGACAATCTGCCTGGGACTGTCCAGACGGTCAATTTCGGGGCAGACGGGAAGCCTTCATCTGTTGTGCATACGAAAAACGGAGTAACCGTCAGGACGGATGCTTACACATGGGGAGACGGCACCGTGACCGAAACCAGAACGACGGCAGACGGGTCTTATATCACGATGGTGACTGACCTCAGTACGCTGGTCACTACTATTTCAGAGATTCAGGAGGCAAGCTAATGGACGCACCAGTATATAGCAAACTTGATGAGATTCTCGGTGAAGTGAAGACGCTCACCAGAGGCAACTATGCGAACATCTTCCAGATTGTGGCGGCAATCAGGCGAGGCGATCAGATCCCGAACGGTACGGAGTTTACCGTGCCTCATGACGTTTACGGCAACATCGTCTACGTCACAAGGTCACGGAATCAGTTCCACCTTGTTGTGGATGAAAACGCTCCGACCGTAACTGCGCAACCGAAATATCTGCTGAGTTCCAACGGTGGAGCGGGAGCGGCAACCTTCCAGTATGACAGACCGGAGGCTATGTTTGCGGCCCTGACCGAAGCGATTCCGAGCGGAACAGTCGTACAGTTCACGGCGACCGCATACGGCG